CCTTCACCCGGGTCTTGCGCACAAACGCACGCGACCGCTTGGGGCCAATCGCTGCCAGCACCTCTGGGTCGTACTGGCCCTTGAACTGCCGCAAGTCCTGCAGCCAACGCAACTCGGTGGCGTAACGATCCTCTTCGGCCGTCGAGAACTCACGCAACAGCTTCACGCCCAAAGCGCTCATCACAGACGTGGTCGTGCCGTTGTCCCTAAACGCCTCCCGAGAGGCCATCTCGTATTGGATATCGTCGCTCATTAACGCGCAGTCAGGTTCGGCCGACCATTAGCGTGGAACTTGGCTTTACCCACTTGGGTGTCGTCATTGAGTTTGGCCTTGATTGAATCCACCGCATCCTTGACAAAAGTGTTGCCATAGATTGTTGGCTTGGCTTTTTCAGCATCCTTGTTGGCCACTGGCAACTGCGACTCAGCACTAACCACTTTAGTCACCTTGACCACATCGGGCTTAGCCTTCATCTCGCTCTTGAGTGCCGTTGTGAACTTCTTGCCGTTGAACTCAAACACCTTTAATCCGCTCTTTCGTGCATGGGCGAAGGCATCTTTAAAGTTCGCAGGCGCAGCAGGTTTAACAGGCGCATCAGTCGCGTTAAAAGCCTCGCTGAACAGCTTTGCGTCTTCATCCTCAACTGGTGCGCTTGCAGCCTCTTTGACGGGCTCCATTGGCTCCAGATCAGGCGCAGGCGGCTTTGGGTCATCGGCCGTAGCCTCAGCAAAGCTGTCGGCATACTCTTTAGCACGTTGGCGGGTTTCTTCATCAATCATGATCTGCTTTCAATTTAGGGAGGGTACCGGGTACCCTGCCTCAATAACCGGCCGATGTGGCCGCTGGTCTCACTCTTGTCGGTCTGGCGCCACGACTCGAATCGCGGTAGCTCACCGGGATAGCAAATGTCAGCGCCATAGCGTCTGCGCCGTCGGGCGACCTGACTTGCCTGGCCTTCATGTGCTCTTTCTTTTCCAGCAACTTCCTGCCGTTTGAGCTCACCTTGGGCTGAGGTGCTGTCAGATCACTGATCAGTGCCGCGTTATTCGGTATCCGGCACGGTTTATCAGCAAACCACTCACTCATCAGCCACCACATCTCGGCACGGATGTTCTCGTAACGCTCTGAATCTGTAGCACGTTGGGCGCTGTTGATGCCAATAACAGGCACATTAAGCTCATTTAGCCTGTCATAGACACCAGCGCCCAAACCGCCCTTGTCAATGATCAAACCGTCTGGTTTGTGCTCGGTGTTGTACTGGCTCAGTAGGCCAGCAATCTGCATCGTGTCCAACCCCTGGTGATATTCCATGCGAAACACCGTGCGCCCACGCCTGAAACAAATCGCAGTCCTGTCAGCGTCCTCAATCCCATCGCCCGCTGGATCACAGCCAATGATCAGCGGCGCATTCATGTCTGCTGACGTGCTGTTGACCGCAGCCATCACATTGCTTGGGTTGATCAGCGGGTTCCCAACTGCAATCACAAACGCTTCGGCTGCACAGTTCGGGAACTCCTGCTGGAACAGCCACGCAAAACCGTCGCCATACGAGCTAATCTTGTTGCGCCGGAACTGCAGTTGCTCGTTGTCTAGCCCGTAAGTCTCGGCCAACAAAATCTCTTCAGCAGTTTTAATGAAGTCCGCCGCCACCGTAGAGCGGTAGCTATCATCCCAAAACCATGGTGTAAAAATCGCAATGAACTCGCCGTTGCCAGCTTCAGCCTCTTGCCACAGGTTATGAAACCCGTTGCCAATTCCGTTCGCAGTGGACTCAAGCACAAACTCAGTGCCATCCACATTGCCAACCACATTCCCCAGGCCTGCCATGTGTTTTTGCGGGTTGCGCCAGTAGGCGTATTCTGAGCCGTGGATCAACTGGGCTGTATTGCCTCTCCCAACATCATCAGTACCAGCAGTAGCCAACTTATAGCCACAATCCATCTGCTTAAAAATCAACTCTTTCGCGTTCGATGCCTTGGTGCTTGGTGCTACCGGGTTATTGATCTGATATCGTTGAACGATCTCAAACAACCCCGTCGTGGCCAAATCCTCATGCGCCACAATAAAGGCTGACCGCCCCTTAAACACAGCTTTGTGATAGAACCTGGCCGCGATATATGTCGATGCGCCCTGCTTACGCCCCTTCAAAATGATAGCTCTGACTTTGCCGGTATTTTTGAGCTGCTCCTCGAGCTTCTCATGAATGTGTCTTTGCGCCCGGTTCAGCACAAGCGGCTTCAGGTCACCAGACTTGTCCTTGATTTTCAGGCACTGGCAAGCAAACAACTCCAGGTTGTCGCGCAACTTACACAGCGCAATCTCGCGTTCTTCATCAGTCATTCGGACGCCGCGTTGATCTTAGCCAGCAAAGCATCCACGCTCGACTGGCTTTTGTCACCCTCGGCGTCAAGCTTGAGAATCTTGCGCTGCATCGGGATATAAACACCGTGCGCTGCCGCAATCTCTTTACTCAGCTTTACCCGCCCAGCTAGGCTGATGATGTACTGGTACAACTCATTAGCTTTATCAGAGCGATTCTCAGTGCTCTTATCATTAGCCTCGCCAAGCGCGACAAGACGCTCTCGAAACTCCGGATCGCATAGTATGGCAACCTCCTCAAGCTGCGACCGAGACACCTTCATTGCCAGTGTGACATCATCTCTTTGAAGCAACTCAACAGCTGCCGAAGCCTCGGCATAAGCCTTTACGGTTGCCGCATCCGACAGTTTGGTTTCCGTGGCAACCAGTTTGGCAACCACTTTTGTGGCAACTATGCTTTGCGTTGTTTGTTGTATCTTTTGTGTAAGGTCTCTCTCCCACCCAAACTTAGTCGCTCGCTTCTGAATGGCTGTGTGTGACACGCCATACTCAATAGCAAGTTGCCGAACTGTCTTAACGCCTGCCCTATAGTGCCGTTCAATCAGCTCCCAGTCTGGGCTGCTTTTTGTTTTTTCATTATTCATAGCAGTTGAATCTCCTCAAGCTTTTAACTGCTTGGTGAAATTGAATCCATATCAATCCCATCGATCACGCAGGGAGCATAAAAAAAGCCCCTGGAGTTACCTCAACAGGGGCAAAGTCCATTGCTGGACACAGGGAGAAAAGTAACTCACTCGCCAAGAGTACTGACACTTGGTGAGTGAGTGTTGTTTGGCGCTGCGGCAAGAGGCACTTGTCCCCTGAAAAAACCGCTTGTTTTAGTGCCGGGGCTGTCTGTCCGGCTATGTAGCTTCTTGTAATGTAACAGAAAAAATAACTTTTGCAGTAAAGTGAACAATTATTTTAAAGACCACCCAAAGATATGGTAGCGCCTTTTCCCCACATACAAGAACAGACCCCATCTAAAAAACATCTTTGGGCTTTGCCAAACGAATCTCACAGCAACTCCAAGTCTTTTCGAAGCTCTCTAGCCATCTCGCCAAAAACCATTTGGCACAGTGTGTCAATCTCTCCACTGAGCCAGTAAGCGTCATCCACGTACTCAGTGCGCACCAGGCGGTTAAGCGGTATGTGGCCAGACCCCAGGCAGGCTGGGCACTCACGGCTCTCGTCGATCACTGGTGAATTAGGAATCAGCGGATGACCATGCCCGCCGCAGGTCAAGCAAGCCGGGTGGCGCCACCACTTCAGCACGGCCATTGCTACGTCTTTGGCGGCCAGCTCTGGCATCGTCTTGCCATCACGCGCAAAAGAGCGCTTCCTGAGCCACCTGCCCATCATCTCAGCCACTTCATTGGCTCCCGTCATGTGGTCTGAGACCAACACCCCCCACACCGCCAGTGCCACGGACTTGCGCTCACTGCGCTTTGCAACGATACCTGCAGCAATCAGCACATCAGCACTTCCAATGCGGTCAGGGGTCAATCGCAAGTCGCTGGTCGTGCGTGCGCCAAAGTAGCGCTCCTGCATTGAGCGTCCGGTAGCCATCAGGCAACACCCTTATCGGCTACAGCCAGGGCTTTTTTGTTAATGTGCTGCCTGTGTGTCATACGCTCTCCTCGTAAGCGGTCAATCGAACTTTGATAAAACCACCAATTTGATCTTTGACAAAAGGCCTGAGAACAAACCTCTTGTCATCAATCCCCAGCGCCAGCGCCAGCCCATCGCGCCCCGCCTTGAAACTGGCGATTATGTTGTCGTCATCGCGTGCACGGCGATCTGGCGGGTAAACATCAAGCCACAGCGCGATCCTTTGTGAATCCGGAGCCACCATCCCAGCCTGTTTGCAAAGCGCCCAGCAAACCTCTTTGTAGGCCTTGGTCAACTTTGACTTAGCTGCCCAATGAAGCCTGGCGTTTGGGCTCAGCCCTTTGGGTGGCCACGGCAAAGTCAGCTCTTTTTTGAGGGAGGGTACCGGGTACCCTGCCTCTTTTTCAAGCGTTGCTGCGTTTAAGTTGTTTGGCATAGGGCTAATTTTACTTTAAAATTCAGCTGTGTGTTGCTGTACTACAAACATTTGATATATAATTCTTTCCGTCAAGTGTTGCACCACACGACTACTTGAAGCCGTTTTCTCATGCGTTAGCCCGAAAGGGTTCCAGTGGTGCAACACTGGAGCGCAGCAGAAAACGGCTTTTTTGC